TCAGACATTGAATCTTGTTCCGTGTGTGGATCATCAATAATCAGTAAATCTGCACCACGACCCGTGATAGACGCACCAACACCAGCTGCATAATATTCACCACCTTTATTAGTTTCCCATCTACCTTTTGCTTTGGAGTCCTCACGAAGTTTTACATCTCCAAAAATTTGTTTATATTCTGGTGAATCAATAATGTTACGAACCTTACTTCCGAACCTTACTGCTAGTTCTGTGTTATGAGAGACTTGCATAATTTTCATTTTTGGAAACTTACCAATAATCCAGGCAGGAAAGTATACGGAAGCAAATTCAGATTTCGTGTGTCTTGGGGGCATGTTTATTATGAGCCTTCCTTTTTTTTCTGATGCTATCTTTGTAAACTCGTTTGCTATCAACTGGTGGTGTCCAATATTATTCTTTTGTGTAGTTTTTCGGTAAATGAAATCAGGCCAGACTTCTTTAACAAAATATAAAAAATTATCTTGACAATACTTTATATGCTGAATCCACTTCTTTTCTACTTCGAGCCTCAGTTTTTCTGTAGGTAAATTATTTGTGGTCATAGGATACTTATACACGATCCGTAAGGTTTGTTCAATATTTGCATGTATCTAACTTGACCTAAACACAGCGACACATTGTCGCTGTAGATTTTAGACGGCAAACCAATTTGCGTCTGTTGGATTTTTGACTTAAAAAAGAGCCTTCTAAATTTACACAAAAAAAAACGGCAACCAAAAAGATTGCCGTTAATTGTAGGTTTATTGCTAGTGTTTAAAAGTTATAGCAAAAATGCCAAATGCAAAAACCTAACCAAAAAATAGTCCATGAAACACTAAAGGTAATAAATGCTTTTAAAAACATATTTTCATAAAATCTAGTTATAAAAAAATCATATAATATTTTTTTCATTGTATACCTCTTAACATTTTAGTTCTTAATTCTTTTCTAACATTGCACCAATAATCAACAGCCCACTTACTGTATCTATCTGATGCAAGTCTAGTAATTAATCTTTCTACCTTAATGACTTTCGTCATTAAGGTTTGAGTTTTTTCATTCTTAAATAATATCATTAATTACCTCTCAATATTGTTTGAATTTCTGCAAGATATGTTTCTACCTTATTCATTAAAAAACTTGTTACTTCTGAATTTGGAAATTCTGCTTTTGTTTCACAAATTGCTTGTTCTAATTTAGAATATAACATTTGATAGTTTAATTGTTTTTTCTGTTCTTCTGAAACATTATTAGATAATTCGGTTACTCTTGATTGAGTAACCAAATTATTGTTTTGTACTAAAGTAAAAATATCAGTCATTAGTTTGTACCTCTGATTGATTTCTTAATATCTTTATTATCAAGTTTAAGAATATGAAATGTAGTAGACTCTCTCTCTTTAGTCTTATACTTTTCATAAATCTCATCTTCCTTCATTTTATCAGTATCAATAATAGTAGATACTTTTTTAATTATCTGTAAAGCATAAGTATGTAATTCATTACTAAATTGATAATTCATTTCTTTATCAAGTAATTTAGTAATATCTTTTTTTACTTCACTTCTTGCTTTTGATAATTGTTTAACTTGTGTATCTAATTGATACAATCTTGCGATTGAAGATTGAAGATATGCTTTTGTGTTTTTTATTTTTTTTACCATTTTTAAACTCCTTGTTTTTTTGGTATTAATAAAGTCTTATCTATTATAATAAACAATTATCCGACAAATGCAAGGAAAAAAAACATTATTTTTAAATTTTTTTTAAGGTAGTTTAATACCTTGAATTTCAAACTGACGCATTTAAACGCTTCAAATTTTTTAAAAAAAATGTTAGCTGGCGTTTTTTTCTAACTAAGAAGTAAAAAAAATCCGTTACCTTTTGAAACGGGAACGGGATTCCCTCGGAGTTCATAAGTAACTTTCCCTCCCGTGCGATCCGCGCGCTGGTTTCCTAACTATAAAGAAAAAAAAATCGTTCCCGTAAAAAACGGGAACGGGAGCTATGTTCTGAAATACAATAAAAATAGGGCGAGTGCTAAATATAGCACTCCTTCCCCAAAAAGAAAAAAACCTTCTAACAAATTTGAAAGCCTCCAGATTCACGACAAAAACGCATAAAGTCAATTACATTCTCCTCCGAAAATGGATACGAAGATTCGTAATTAAATTGCTTTTGAATATCATTCCATTGACTATTAAAAGGTTCTGGATAATCTCTTGGAACTAGATTGTCTTTTCCAGTTTTTTCTGCAACAATCTTTTTCAGCTCCTCGTGTTTTTGTTCTACAATTTTATTTTCTTCTTGTGCTTTCTTCATTCTAACTTTGTAAAACTTTTCTACAGTTTTTACTCTGTTTGTTTTGAGTTCTTGCTCAAGTCTGTCAGCGATTTTTCTAGCTTGTTCTTCGCTAACTTCAAAGCCGTCATTATGATGCCAACTAGCTTGTTCATCTTCTGTGAACTCGTTGCCCATTAACTGTAAAACATATTGTGCTAATGGTCTCCACCACCAAACATTATTCCTAAAATAATGACCTGGATTTTCTTCTTCAAATTTTTCTCTAGCTTTGAAGTATTCTTTCTTTTCTTCTTCTGATGGTTTTTTGTCCCAATTAATATTTGGTTCTTCGCCTTTTAGTTTTGGATTTTGTCCGTATAAATCAAATCCCATTTTATCCTCCGTTTTTGGTTAAAATATAATTATACTATATATATCGGATAATGCAAACGATTTTTTATTTCCAAATGTAGGACAAACCAAGATGTGATTTCCCACCCGGTCCGCGGCCAGCTGCTGCTAACTAACTATAAATAAAAAAAACCCGTTCCCTTTTGAAACGGGAACGGGAACTAAATTTAAATTTCATCTACCTTAGGAAAGTGGTCAGGAGCTGTTCCAAAGTCTTTATAATATTTCATCAGACCTTCTCTGTCTAGTATCTGAATGCCCTCTTTTTTTACTTTTATAAAACCTCTTGCCTCAAAATCTTTCAAGGCCTCTACAAAGTGTGGATCTTGTAACATTAGTTTAGTTAATTCTTCCATTTTTACCTCCGTTTGTTATCCGATAATTATAGTATATATGACTCCACTTGTCAAAAATTTTTTTTTGCTTTTTTGAAACAAAGTCAGTTTCCCGCTCCGGCGGCACGGCTGCCATCCTGTAACTAACTAGACAAAACCCGTTACTTTTTGCAACGGGAACGGGAACGGGACTTAGATTAACCAAGCAATAAATAAAATTATAAAGATAGCAAATAACATTGCACCCTTTGGGTATAACATGACAAACATAGCAACGATTGCGAGAAAGGCACCCATTATTTGGATGCCCTTATTTTATTAATTGCAAGATACATGTCATCCTCTTCCACGATAGCCTGACCAATCTTACCAGCCTCATCAATAGACTTTATAATATAAACAGGTTTGTCTAACCCCCATTTTTTAGTAGCAGTCATCAAGAAGCTTTTGCTTCCCAAATTAATTACCTTATAATATAGGTCGCCAAAAAATTCCTTGGTACCTGCTGCAAAATATTTTTCATTTAGTTTTTTTAGTTTTCTTAGATTCATGTGTTTTCCTCCGTTGTTTATAGGATAATATAACAGGGCTTCCAGGAATGTCAAGCCCTGATGCAGCTCACGCCTGGATCCTGCTGCCAGCCAGATGGAACACGGAACTACCAGAAAACTGGGATTTTTTGAGAGGCGTTTTCCCGCTGCGCGCAGGGCCGGAAATACTCTTAACTTAAGAAACCCCAGAAAACCAACCTTTGCAACGGGAACGGGAACTGCCAGAAGCCAGTGCGGCCCTGGCGCATCCTGTGTCTCCTAACTAAAAAAGCCTAGATTTCTGGACTTTGTAACGGGAACGGGAACTGCACGGCCCGCGCAGCCAGCTACAGGACCTGATCCTCTAACCATAATAGGATGTGTAGAACGGGAACGGGAACTGCGGGAACGGGAACGGGCACCACGTGTCCAGGTTCACGAACCTCGAGAAGTTTGGGAGGTTGATGTTTGAGGGGCCAGTTCAAGATAAAAGAATTACCACCTGATCGTTTATGCTTCAAATGCCATACAGTTTGGAACTTTGATATATTACAATTCTTAACTTCATTCGCCTTTAATTCTAACCAAAACATATATTTGTCAAAAACACAGTAAACATCAGGTATTCCGTTTATTGTAGCACTTTCTATTCTAGTAAAATGTGCTCCTTCATGTTCTTTCTGAAACTGGTTAAGATAGTTCCAAATTTTTTTTTCACTTAACCTTTTTTTTGATCGGGGTAATGTCAATAATTGTGCTACCATCGTCTATTTTTTTCTCCAATTCTTGTAATCTTTTTTCTAATTGTTCTCTACTCATGCCCTCAAGACTACTATGTAAGACCTCTTTTTTTTCTACAAATTGACCTGCTAGTTGACCTGAACGAAACTCTGCATTGATTGCTCCTGTGTATTGTCCTTTCGCCTCAGCACCATCACGCAATCTTTCAAAAGTTTTATATCTTCTTAATTTATCTTTTTCATATTTTTCTTGCTCTTTACTTAACTGGTGTTCTAAATATCTACATACATGTGGGTTAGCGTTAGGGTTTGTTAATTTACTTGCCATAACCATTGCAGCATCTTTCGTTTTAGTTTTATATCCAGCTTGTAACAAAGCATCTGTCTTTGTAATTTGTCCCCATTGACTTACTAATATATCAATAAATTTTTTTTGTTTATTAGTTAAATCATCTATTGTTCTAACTTGTTTACTTCGTTGTGGCATATATATCTCTATACAAAAAATATTTATTTTTTATTTTTTTCTGCAAAACAGTCCTCTCTTTTCCCAAAAAACAGGAAAAATTCCCAAAACTTTCCCAAAACTATTTCTCTGTAATACTATGTTTTCTGCTGTTTTTTCCATTTTCCCAAAACTTTTGCTTATTTTACACTTATGTTTTTAAAAAAAAGTTTGTATAGAAACATATAGTACAAATAACTTTTTAGCAAAAACATATTGACTTCTCCTTCAAATACCTATATTTATAAGATGATTGTTATTTACAATCACTCCGTTCGTTTGGTATAGAGTGGTAAGTTTATTTTGTGTTCTTACCACTCTTTTTTTATGCCACCACATTACAAAATACTGTTGATACATAATAATTACTAATAGATTTCATTTTCTTTCTTATCTCTTTCATTTCACATTTTAACAAACGTCTTCTTCTACTCTCTGGCTCCCGATTCGAGCACTTTGATAAACTGTTATATTTACTCCACATCACATGTTTAATGGTGAATTTTATATGTTTGTTTTCTAATGCATTTTTGTAAGCATAAGCTACATCATCAGGATCTAACATAGCCCAACTACAAACCATATCAAAATCTTTACAGTTAGATACAATCCAGTTATGTGCTTTTTGTTTAAAGGTAGACGACTTACGATCCCCTCTGGTAATCATACAATCTTCCAAAGCATTTACTACTACAGCTCTCCATAAATAATTTTCTTCACATAAATTATCGTGATTAAGTAACGTGCGTGAGAATCTATAACCCATTCTCATAAGAAATTCAGTAGAGGGTGGTTGAAACTGCTGCTTCGTAGCCACTCTCTACTTCCTCACTAATGGTATAATATTATCATATTTTACATGAGCATTTTTATCATGTAAGTCTGCGTAAAAAACAGGGTCAAAACCACTATCGTAACCAAAAGTTTCTCCCTGATACAAGCCCTCCATAACTGCTACAACTTTTTTGTACTCTTGATGGTTGAGCTTTTTATGTAAAATACGAAGACAATCTACAAAAAATTTCTTCTTATTTAATACTTCCATATGACCTCCAGTTTATAACTGGCTCGTCATTCGTGCTTCATGCTAACTTCTGTTCTTCTTCCTTTTCCCATTCATATACAGTCTCGGTGTAACCCTCACCCTTACACCAGAAACATGTATTTGTTTGCATTATACCGACTAGCTCTCTTATAACTAAGTAACCATTACCTTTACAATGCTCACATATTTTGTGTTTTTTTACTAACTTCATTTTATCCTCCGTTTTTTGATAATTTAATTAAATTTTTTCTAAATTTATCATAATCCTCTTTGTTATCTTTTGCTACATTTTTTATATAGTCTTCTATCAGTTTTATTATAGTCCCTGATAGCTTTCTATTTTTCATCATAGATATACCACGTACTGCGTGATAGTTATCTATACTTACTGTTATGCTCTTCCAGTTTTTATTGTCCATATTTTCTCCTTTTATTAATCATGACAAAAACAAACATCGTCTGACTTATCAAAGTCAAACAGGTCCATTTGGCTTTTACTAATCTCAAGCATAGTTTTATAATCTGGTCTATCGTGTCTGAATACAAAACCATCTTTCGATTTGTCTCCTAACTGTTTCTTTTCTTGGTCCATCCACCATTTTGCTTTTTCTGGATAGTTCTTCATTATATTCATAATGGTGTTCTTACCCTTTAAGAAACATAAGTCACAATTACCAAGTGGTGTTTTACCATTGATACCTGGTAATCGTAAATCAAAATCATTGTTCTTCCAAAATGCTGCTACATCTCTAACTGTTTTCTTTTCTATGTGTAGTGGTGCTTCACTATCCCATCTCTCTTTATCTTTTGCCCTGGACAATCTCGCAACCCTATGTGGTTCATCATAACGCAAACCTACATAATTTACCCAATAATTAAAACCTTGTGATAGCATAAAATCTTTCATCGGTTTTATCTTTAACTCTGACGTACAGTATCTTGTTACTGGATTTGGTAAAAATTTTCTTTTGGTAATTAGCTTATCGTAAGGCTCCCCGTTCCGTGATGCGGAGTTATGGTTTACTTCTACAATCTTATTCTCTTCATCCCACTCGATCCAATGAATTTTAACATTCCAATGTTGCTCACAATCTCGTACAAAATCTAATGTCTCGTGCATTTCTTTGCCAGTATTCGAAAATACTACTCTAACATCATCTGGCAACTTATTATCATAGTAATCTAATATCTGACGTAGCATATACCCTGATGTTCTACCACCAGAAAAACTAATGCAGCCCGGAGTGTCCAGGTCGAAACCTGACACTCTATCGGTTCTGCGTATAAGTTCTTTAGCTTTAGTCAAATTAAAAATCCTCTGACTTTCCGTTATGACGTAAATTTTGTGCCATAATATCATCTACTACTTTGCCCTCATCATTACCAAGATAGGGTTCTTGTTCAGATGTAATACTTTGCAACTTTAACACGATTAAATTTACTGCATCTATCTCATCAAACAATGGTACTTTATGTTCAAGATGAGGAAAATCTAGGTACAATTTTCGTAAATTTGTAATTGCGTCTGCATGTACAGTTGGATCTTCTGTAGGATTACCTTTGTAATCAAAAGGGTGTACATTATCTAATATTTCAGTCAAATCCTTAATAAGTTCTTTAAATGTTTTTACTCTATATACTCCTGTATTATCTTTGGGCATTATTTTACTCCTTCTTTCTTTATTATTTCAGCATTATAAGTTTTTGCATTTTCCTCTGCAACTTTAAGTGCCTTTTTGTAAGATACGTCAAATGCTCTACCATTTCTCATACCCCAACCATTTTTTTCATAAGAGTTTAAACTTACATTGTATGTCTTTCCACTCCAATGTTTTTCTATTACTACTTCATATTGCATTTTTTTTCTCCTTTTTTTGTATTTCTTGTATTTCTTGTTTGTACGCTTTTATCCTTAATTCAAACATATAAATAGCTAGTTCAGCTAAACTAATTAAAGGACTTCGATGTGCTTTCTCAATTAAATCTTCTTGTTTCTTTATCTTCTTAAGTATAGCATCTACTCTAAGTTTATTTATATCAACAATATTACTCATTACGCCACCTTCAAAACTTTTAAAAGACACTTATATTGTTGTTTAGACTTTTTAGTCATCATTAGCTCATCTGCTTCTTTATAACCTTTTCTACCAATCATAACATGCCAAGTATCTTCTAATGGTATTCTGATTGTAATCTTGTTCTTAGGATTATACCAATAAGAAGTGGTTAACTTCATTATGTGTAATTTTATATGTTGTGGTGTTATCATCAACCAGTCTGAGTTTTTAAATGATCTTATTTTTCTTTTCTGTTTCATGTTTCTCTCCGTTATGTTACGTGGGTGACTGTGATTAGTATGTTAAAAAAGAGTATCACCCACAAAGTAACATTATCCTAGTTTAACGGATAAGTCAACAACTTTATACTGCTTCACCAAAATTTTTTCCAATAGCTACATCAACTACACTAGGCACATTCAGATCCATACACTTCTCCATTGTATTTTTGATCTTTTCTATCTGGCTCTTATCTTCTACGTTGAAACATAGTTCATCATGTATCTGTAATATCGGTTGTATACCTAGCTCTTCTTTACAAGCAACAATTGCTGCTTTTGTTTGATCGGCTGCACTACCTTGTATTAATCTATTCAAAGCTTTGTAGGTATAACATCGTTTGATATTGTTTCTACCATACTTTGCTACTGCATTATCAAACTTCTCTGGTGTGTATACACCAAAGTCTTTTGGCTCCCATAAATTAAATCTACACTTACGACCTTTCTTTGTTCGTATGACACCAGTCTCATTCGCTTTACGCATACAACGATCCGAGAGCTGCTTAACAAAAGGCACCTTATCATTATATTTATTTATCAATGCTATTGATTCATCATACTCAAGACCTAACATGTTCGATAGTTTGTGTTTACCCATACCATACATTAAACCAAGTCCGATAGTCTTTGCCTCTTTACGACCAATACCACATATGTCAGCTACAGTTTGATGAAAGTCAGCATCTGCATTTGCATAGGCCTCTACTAACTCTTGGCTGCCTTCATATCCTTCACCAATACTACTAGCGTAATGAACCACCAATCGTGGCTCTTGCTGCGAGTAATCGAAACTACCCCATTCACATTTATCCTCTGGTAAAAATAAACCTCTTATTAGTGGACCAAAATCTTTGTTTCTAGCAGGTAGTTGTTGTAGGTTAGGGTTTGACATGGATAACCTGCCAGAAACAGTTCCACCATTGTCAGATCGTAGCTGATTAATCTCACCATAGATCCGACCCTTGTGTTCGTATTTCATTATACTAGATAAAAAGGTATTGTGAAACTTATTTATCTCTCTTGTTTGTACAATAAGTTTACTAAACTCGTGTGTGCTATTAGACAACCAATTTTGTGTAAAGCTTGGTTCTTTTGATTTTTCTGTTCTAGGATACTCAACACCTAGTTTGTCATACGCCCAGGCTATTTGTCGAGCTGCCCATATATCTATGTCTTTACCAATCATCTTTTTTATTTTTTGCAATAAATCTTTTTCTCTTTTAATAAAATTTTGCCTAAGAGCAGCTGCTTGTTGTACATCTACACGCACACCCTTCCATCTCATATCAATAAGTATGGGTAATAAATCTCTTTCCATTTGCCATACTGTATCTAAACTTTCTTTATTTATTACATGTTTGAAGTGCTGCCACAAAAGATACGTGAGCCGTGCATCTTGCTCAGCGTAATGTCCAACATGTTCAGCTGGCAACTTCCACATCTCTGCCTTCGGATCTACACCAAACATTTTTGCTGCTTCATTCAAATCTGTTTCTGCTTTTATCTCACCAAGATAATCTTTTGCTAAACTATTTAATCTGTAAGAGTATCTGTTTTCATCAATTAATGCTCCAGCAATCATGGTATCGACAATCTCTCCTTTGACCTCAATACCATGAGCTCGAAGCCATCCCACATCGTAGGGTGCGTTGTGAAATATCTTACGACATGGCAGCGCACATATCTTTTTCATATAATTTATGACTTGTTCTTTAATTAAATTACCGCCACCATAATGATCCATTGGGTAATAACCCTGCCAACCATCAGTAGCTACAGCAAAACCAACTATCTTACCTTTATTAAAAGCCCAGCCAGCTCCCAATCCTTCGTTAATACCATCATCTCTAGTTTCTAAATCTATTGCGATCTCTTTTGCGTAGGTTAAATCCTTATATTCTACTGGTGCAGACCAAATATTCTTCTTATAGTTAAAAACAAGCTGTAAATTAGCCATGAAACCCCCTGTGAGCTTGTGTTTGAAAATAAAACCCGTTTAAATGACCGCTGAGTGCCTGTAAAAATGTTTCGCTTATGATTCTACCTTGGTTTTTCACCTTCATACATCTCTTTTTATAATTTTTAAAGATTCTGCTTCTGTCTGGTTTACAAGTATTTGTAATAATAAATTAGTAGCTACAAAAGGATCTGGACAATGCTTAAAAGTTATCTCACAAAGATAAAAACCTAAAACTTTTATTATATTATGTGGTGATACCTCCGACTCTATATTTTTCATAGCTTTAATTATTGCCTTCCTAACAATAAACATTTCATCTAATTCTTTTTTATTCTCTTCGTTTTTTTTATTATTAAATAAATAAACTAATTTATTATCATCTTTATTCATAATCTCTCTCCATAATCATTTCTAAATAATGTATTGCCTTTTTAATGTCATCAGCCTTACCCTTACTTTGATGGCGGCACACATACTTAATAACATTACCTTCTGCAAACAATAATTTGTTTTCGTTAATAAATTGTGAGGGCTGTATTTTAAAATCTTGGTAATGCTTTCCGCCCTTTGCCCACAAGTTGTTTTTCTCTCTCATGTTCCTCCTTTGTTTTTAATGTGAATCCATCTCGTAATAAATCAAACAGTTTATTTTCAACCTCTGCTTTTGTCGGTCTAGTTTTAAACTCTAATTTTAAATTAATAATCCATTTTTTTCTTTTCATAATATTCCTGCGTTTTGTAAACCTATTAAAGTGCTTACTATTGTGTAAAACCAAATTATTTCCATCATTTTTTCTCCTGTAAATAAATTAAATAATCTTCACCTATCGGATAATTATACCTATAATTACTAGATAGTATATGTAAAGTATCTCTGGCTCTCGTAGCTCCTGTGTAATAAACTCTTTTCTCATCACTCTTGTCATTTGCATCTTTTTTATTAACATACGATGCAGGCCAATTGGTTTTACTATACAAAACTACATTGTTAGCTTCACCACCTTTGACACTATGTATCGTATCTATAATTATCTGTGGATCATCATCTAAACTCTTTTGTCCATAGCGCTGCAATAATCGTAAAAAATATTCTGTTTGACTTGGTGTAAAGTTTCTCAATAAAATTTGCCACCAGGGTTTTGTTGCTGCTTCATCATTTAAATTTAATCCACACCAGTCACATAAACCATCAAAGTCATATGTTTGTGTATCAGGTAAATCAATCCAAAAACCTGTACGTCTGTAACTATGATCTTTAACTTCTCTAATGTATCGCATCATAACTTCAGCATTTTGTTTACTAATATCTTTACCTTTTGATATTGCAGTCCAAGCTTTGATAGCTCTCCATTGTTTAACATCAAAAGATTTATTACCACGATTGTCAGCAAAATATAATCCAGCCTCTTTTGCACTTAGTCGTAGTTCATTTACAGTAGTGTTTACTCTACCTAATATATACCAAGTGCCTGGTAAATCACCGATAGGTATCTCTGCAAAATTTAAATATCTTTTTACATATCCTTCTTTTTCTAAATGTTCATAATCTTTTTCTATGCTATCTAAGATGCCCCTTCTAATAATCTGGCTAAAATGATGTATCGCTTCACCAAATCTTCTTGTTTGTCTAAGTATTACTTTACGACCTGGAAAATATGTTGTGAAATATTTAGGATCGCTGCCATTAAATTTATATATACCTTGATCATCATCACCAGCTAAATAAACTCTTTTTGCTTTCTGTGCTAACTTATACAACACACTCCATTGTAATGGTGTAAAGTCTTGAGCTTCATCTAGTATAAGTATTTGTAGTTCTGGAAAGTCTACTTCATCTATAGTTCTTTCTATCATATCAGTAAAGTCTATGAAGCTGTCTTTCTTATAATGATTATATGTATCTATCTTTCTAATATAAACATCTAAACTATCTATTTTATGTTGTTCTTTTTTATATACTTCTACAGGATCTAACATCATGTTTCGTGACTTGTCATAAACACCTAATGACCAATCTTTATACGTAAAGTTATCATCAGATAATCTTTTGTCAGATGTTTTAATTATACTAGCTTGTAGTGCATAATCTAACATACAAGCTTTGGGATCAAAGACTTCTTCTTCAAAGTATCTTCTACAAAACTTATGTAGTGTTTTGAATCTTGCAAAATCATCTGTGTCATATTGTGGAAAAGCTTTCAATGCTCTTTCAATTGCAGTATCAACTGCTTTATTTGTGAAAGATATAAAAGCAATCTCAATAGGTTTCACACCTCTAGCTAAATGACCTTTTAAAACTCTTTCAATTAGAGTATGTGTTTTACCCGTACCAGGTGGACCAAATATCTTTATGGTCTTTTGATACAAAGCTCTATGTCTTTGCAGCTCTGAACTTTTTGTGATAGTCATCATCCATCTCACTTACATCATCTTTAGGTTTTTGTTTTACTGTTTTATGTTTTACGAACTCAGGCATTTCTACAGTCCATATATTTTTTTCACCTTCGTGGTAATCTATTTTTTTACAATTCAACATTCGTAATGCTATCATCGGATTAGCAAAACTTCTTGTACCACTTTTCTGTAGAAAGTTAGCTAGTGTAATCTTTTTAAAATAACATATGTTAGTGTTACTATCTAACACCACATAACCATCTTTTAATTTTTCAAACCTATCTTGTTCAATATGACTTTCAAAAAACTTCTTTAATATTTCATAGCGTTCTTCTTCTACACTATCTGCATACCTATGATCTTGACTCTCTACAGATTTTTCTACAATAGCTTTCATTAACATTTCAAATTGACTTGGACCTTTTCGTGGTTTAGGTAATGTCAGCCAGTATACTCTATAACGTAATAATTTTACCCTCCAACTTTTTTCATCTTTCATATCATCAGGTGTAACTGTTATGTGTTGACCTTCATAATCAAATTCAAACCATACACTTTTTGTGTCCTGAACATAAGTAATGTTTGTAAACTTATCTATGATACCAGGAGTTTCTTCTCCTCTTCCTAACTTTCTAGTCTTACATAATTCGTAATTACAAATAGCTTGATATTCATTATGTTTTGGCGGACATTGATAACCATACCCCTCTTTGTGTATACCTTTTGTCATCTGTGATACTTCTGTTGAGGGTAAAGGTTTTGTAAATATTTTTTTGTTTCTCTTGTTTCAAACCTTTCTTCAAGAGATCTCATTATATTATTTCCTGCATTTATAAAT